CGGAGGGCTCTGGGGTTGGTAAGCCAATGGTTCTGGAGCCGTTCCAGCGCCGGTTTATCTTGGCGGTGTACGACAATCCGGCTGGCACGTCTCGGGCGTATTTGAGCATCGCGCGTAAAAACGGCAAAACCGCGCTGATTGCATCAATATGCTTGGCGCATATCGCCGGCCCCGAGGCGGTGACGAATTCGCAGATTATTTCCGGCGCGCGCAGCCGCGATCAGGCGGCGCTGGTGTACAAGCTCATGGAGAAAATGATTGGCTTGTCGCCTGACCTGCAAAAGGTCACGCGCACCGTAGCCAGTACAAAAACCATCAAGGGCATCGCGCGCAACGTCGAATTCAAATCGATCAGTGCAGAGGGCCGCACCGCGCATGGTCTGTCGCCAATCGTGGCCATCCTCGATGAAGTGGGGCAGGTAGTCGGTCCGCAGGATGCGTTTGTGGATGCGATTGAGACGGCGCAGGGCGCGCACGAAAACCCTATCCTGTTTGCGATCAGCACCCAGGCGCCCAGTGATTCCGACCTGTTTTCTATCTGGCTGGACGATGCCGAAAAGAGCGCCGACCCACGCATCGTGTCGCACCTGTACGCGGCGCCCGCAGACTGCAAACTAGACAGCAAACGGGCATGGAAAGCGGCCAACCCGGCGCTCGGAAAGTTCCGATCCTTGTCCGACATGCAGGGCCTCGCGGATCGCGCCATGCGGATGCCGTCATCCGAGCCGACGTTCCGCAATCTCAACCTTAACCAGCGGGTGGTTACCGTATCGCCGTTTGTGAGTAAATCCGTCTGGCAATCGACGGGCGGCGCAGTTGATCCCGGCGTGTTCATGGAATTCCCGGTCTATGCGGGCCTGGACTTGTCGGCACGCACCGACTTGACGGCGCTGGTGTTGCTCGCCTTCGACGGCGCCGCATGGCATTGCGCCGCGCACTTCTGGACGCCGAGGCTTGGGCTTCGCGAGCGATCATCGCGAGATCGCGCGCCCTATGACGTATGGGTGGACCAGGGATATATCAATGCCACGCCCGGCGCCAGCATCGACTATGAGTTCGTGGTCGCCGATATGCTGCGAATCACGGATGGCATGAATATCGCCGCCGTCGGGTTTGACCGGTGGCGCATCGACATCCTGCAAAAGGAGCTGACGCGCGCTGGCGTTGAATTGCCGCTGGTGGAGTGTGGGCAGGGATTCAAGGACATGAGCCCAGCCCTTGACGCATTGGAAGGATCTCTGCTAAATGGCACAATTCGACACGGATTGCATCCTGTGCTTACAATGTGCGCAGCGAATGCGGCGGTAGATAGCGATCCCGCCGGCAACCGCAAGCTGACCAAACAGAAATCGACCGGGCGGATTGACGGGATGGTGGCATTGGCGATGGCGTTTGCTGTCACCGCGAAAGAAGATGCGGAGGCGGCTTATCATGGTCAGGTGGTTTATGATCTCAACATGGCGTAGATGATGAGCCTGATCCAGCGCATCCGCGCAGCCTTCGCGCCAAAAAACGCCGGCGCGTCGATTAGCGACCTCGCGGCGATGCAGGAGATGTTCGGCCTGAATCTCTCCCCGTCCGGGCACGCGGTTACCGACAAAACGGCCATGCGGGTGACCACCGTATATGCGTGCATATCCAAAATAGCCGGCGCCGTGTCGCAGTTGCCGATCAATCTCTACAAGAACAAGGGCGCCGATGGCGATGAATTGCTAGCGCGCCAAGCACTTTGGTGGAGGCTCAACGAATCCCCGCACGGCGACTGGACATCCGCGAGCTGGAAAGAATGGATGGTGCTGTGCACCGCATTACGCGGCGACGCATTCACGCTGATCGAGCGCGACAGCAGAATCACGGCGGGAGGCGCCATCGTAGGGCTTAAACCACTGCACCCTGACGATGTGCGCACCTACCGCGATAGCAATTGGCGCATCGCCTATGCCGTGATGGATCGCGCTACCGGGAAGATTCGCGCCGTTGCGCCTGACGATATTCTCCACATCACCGGGCTTGGGTTCGATGGACTGCGCTCCTATTCCGTGATTCAGCACGCGGCTAATGTTTCCATCGGAAACGCGCTTGCCGCCAACGACTTCGCCGGGCGCACGTTTCAGGATGGCGCCATGGCACAGGTGGCACTGAAATACCCTAAACAGCTCAACGAAGGACAGGCGGACATGATCCGCAAATCCTTTGCCGCGACATATGGCGGCACCGCAGGGCGACGGTTTCCGCTTGTCCTGCCGGAGGGGGCGGACGTTTCGGAGCTGTCCATCAATCCGGCTGACGCGCAAATGCTCGAATCCCGGCAGTTCGAGCGCGAGGAAATCTGCCATGCTTTCGGTGTGCCACCGATCCTGATTGGCGACTCGACAAAAGCGAGTTCATGGGGCACCGGCATTGAGCAGATTTCAATTGCTTTCGTGCGGTATACAATCAAGCCAATGCTCAAGCGTTGGGAGGAAGAACTTAACAGGAAGCTGTTCCGTCAGGCCCCCAACTTTTTACGCTTTGAGCTGACGGAGCTGTTGCGAGGTGACGCGAAAGCGCAATCGGAATATTATAGGGCTGCACTGGGCGGTCCAGGATCAGGCGATGCGTGGATGACGATAAACGAGGTGCGCGCCACGCAAAACCTGCCTCCGGTACAAACAGGGAATGAAATTTATGCGAACCCGAAGGTGACGCAATGATTACGAAGCTGTTCCAGTTGCTTGATGAAAACCGCGCGGCGCCCCGTGAGATTCGCGCCGAAGCGTCCGCCGACGCTGTGTCGATCTACCTCAGCGGCGTTATAAGCGCAGACTGGGGCGTCGGCCTCGCCCAACTTGTAGAAGCGTGGCCTGCCGATCCGGCGGCGCCCGTGAACCTCTATATCAACAGCCCCGGCGGTGACGTGTTTGAGGCGCGCGCCATGGCGGCGGTCATTGCCCGGCACGTCGGCCCCGTGACATCGATCATCGATGGCGTGGCGGCATCGGCGGCAACCTATCTCGCCCTTGCCGGGCGGACTGTGCGCATGTCGCAGGGATCCATGCTCATGATCCACAATTCGTGGGCGCTGGCTATGGGCGACAAGGCCGAAATGACTAAAACCGCCGCGTTGCTCGACAAAATCGACACCACCATCGCCGCCGACTACCTGCGCAAAACCGGCGCAACCGCCGAGCAGGTCACCGCGTGGATGGACGCGGAAACCTGGTTTACCGCCGACGAAGCGCTGGCCGAAAAATTCATTGACGCCATTGACGCCAACACGCAGGCGAGCGCGTCCGCGCAGTGGAACCTGTCTGCGTATGACAACGCGCCGAAACCCGACACGAAACCCGAGCCGGCCATTGACGATCTGATCGCCGCACAAGTGCAGCGCCTCAGCAATCGACTCCGGTTGCTCGACAACCGATTCAGTGCGCCCCCGCACCGAACCGCCGCATAGCGCGGCAAACATCACCACGAGGTAGATATGATGAGCATTCAACACCTGCGGGAGCAAGCGGCCGCATTGAGCAAAGAGCTTAACCACATGCTGGCGGATGCCGGCGACGTTATTTGGTCCGCCGAAAAGCAGGCCGAGTTCGACGAGAAAGCGACACTCCTTGAGCGGGCGCGTGGCCAGATTTCAGCGATTGAAAAAGCCGCTCAGGACAGCGTGGAGCGCAACGTTTCCGACATTGAGCGATTCCGCGTAAGTGCCGGCGACAAATCGCCCGAGCGGAAAGCCATTGAAATCTATCTCCGGAACGAAATGGCGCGGATGTCATCCGAGCAGATGGCGACCGTCCGTAATGCCATGAGCACCACCACGGCGGCTGAGGGCGGATACACCGTCCCGGCGGAAATCGCGGCCATGGTTATCGACAAACTGAAGTGGTTTGGCGGTATGCGTTCGGTTGCTACGATCCTTTCGACCGTCGGCGGGAACGCGCTCAACTTCCCGACCTCTGACGGAACATCGGAGGTCGGCGAGATTGTTGCGGAAAACGCTCCTGCTGGTGCTGGTGATATCACGTTCGGGACCATCGCGCTTCCGGTGTTCAAGTATTCATCCAAAAAGATCGCGCTTCCCTGGGAGCTGATCGACGATTCCGCCATCGACGTGGTTGCATTTGTGGTTGAGCGCCTGGCTATGCGGATCGCGAGAATCCAAAACACGCACTTCACCACAGGCGGGGGCACCACCGTGCCCGATGGGATTGTGCCCAAAGCGGTGCTCGGGAAAACAGGCACCACCGGGCAGACGCTCACCGTCACTTACGATGATCTGGTGGACCTGAAATTCTCGGTCGACAAAGCGTACCGCCAGAATGGCGCAAAATGGATGATGAACGACGCCAGCATTGCCGTCATTTCCAAGATCAAGGAGACCAGCGGGGCGCC